TTATTGAATCTGAAGTGCGCCGTTCTGATCTGACTTTAAGTGCAGTTCACCCTCATACATACTGCCGTCAGCTGTCAGGCGGTAAAGTTCATTTTTCCAGATTACCCACTGGTCTTTTGCCATTTTACCGGCACTGTCTAAATAATACCACTTTCCGTCACTTCCGGTTTTCCAGGTATCTTTCACCATATAGCCGGCTTCATCAAACCAGTACCAGGTATCTCCATCCTGATACCAGTCATTTTTCACATAATCTCCTGTATTCCCTAAATAAAATCTCCATCCGTTCTCATCTTCCACCCAGCCGGATTTTACTTCTGCTGCGGATAAAAGGGAATCTTTAAAATCTTCCCAGGTGTGAATGGTATTGTTGTATACATAAGGATTGGGGCAGATTTTACCGGTTACATCGTAATGGCGGATTACGTGATCTTCTCTGATTCCATATTGTTCCATCAGATTTTTGGTCAGCTTTTTTGCTGAAGCCACGGTTGCGTCTTCAAAATACCAGTCTCTGCTTGTGTCGGACTGGCTGCCTTTGTTTCTGACACACAGCTCGATGCCAATACTGTTGCTGTTGCGGCATTCTGGATGGATATAGGTCTTGGCTCCGCAATGCCATGCGATATTTTTGTCTTCAACGGACTGCCAGATTTCTCCGGAAAAGCCTACAAAGTAGTGGGCGCTGGCGCCTACGTACTGGGAGGCATAGTATTTACAGTTTGCTTCTGCGCCTCCCAGCGCTCCTACGTAATGAATGATGATATATTTAATACGGCTTAGTTCGCCGTTGCTGTAGTTATATGGGGTTAGAAGTTTGTTTATTTCCACTTATATCCCCTCCCTTCTTCCCGAGAATCCCATGTCATCTGCATCAAAGGATTCCCGGAAACGTTCGATTTCTGTATAATCGGAATCTTTTAAATTTTCCTGTATTCCAAGTAGTTCGATGTTGTTCATGTCTTTGGTTGATTCGCTTTTTACCATAGATATCACCTTGTCCCTTTCTATTTATCATATGAAGAAAGGTAGGGAAATGTCACGGGGCGGTGTACTAGGTAAATTTTTAGGTGCGGTCAGGAAGCTCGTCGGTGTACTGTGAGAGGAACTTCTTTATGGCTTCCCATATGTGTTTTACGGGTAGACCGCATAATGTCATGTTTTTTAAAATGCTGACCAGTTCGTATGCTATGTATAGAAGGCCGAAGAACTCGGCCACACCTATGGAGTTAACTGGCAAATAGGACCTAATTGCTTCCGGGATAAAACCAATTAGGTTTAGATGTACGATTTGGTCAAGTACAAGGAGGAACGCCAGGGAGGCTACCATGGAGATTTTACGGATGGCTCCGTCTATTCCAAAACAGCTGTTAAACTTGTGTTCCTTAATTGCTCTGATGCAGCCGAAGCAGGTGTCCATTACTACTGCTAAGATGACCAGTTTAATTATTGGGCTTCCCAACGCTAAGGCAATTAATTCTAAGATTTTATCCATTGTCATTAACCTCACTATCTTTTCTTATATAATTTTGGTCTACTAGATTGATTTTTGTATTTTCTAACCTTATATTTTCTTCATAATAGACCATAACCTTATAGATATTTTTACTCATTAACTATATACCTCCTTTGATATCAAATAGCAGTCCCTCTCCGCATATTTGGAAGAAGTATTTTTTAGATGTAAATTCTTTCAGTACTATTTTTTCATAATCTCCATTAAAATAAACTTCATACTTCATTCTAACTTAACCATATTCTATATATATAATCATTGTGTTCTGGTACTTCACAATCAAAACCTACCATAATATATCTACTTGCAGGTATTTCTCCAAAAGTCATTGTATATACGTTCTTATCACCTGCTAAATAAGTACTATTAAGTCTCCAACTAAACTCTCTACCAGAGCTATCTTGATTACTAGGTTTATTAATCCAACCAGACATCATTATACTACACCTGCTAAGTGAACTTTTTGCCTCGAAATTTAATTTTGTAAATCCAGCTAAATTAATTGGGTTATTAGATACAATACATCCATTATTACCATATAGACGTATTTGACCTGTTTCATAATAGAGGGCACTAGGATAAGGGTAACCATGTCCACCACCAATAGTATAACCTAACGCAGTAAACCCTGATGCCGATCCAAGGGTTCCGTTATTATATAAATATCCAGTTCCTGGAACCCAACCTTCAAAGGTTCCCACAACTCCTCCTATATTTACCCCCTTCTTAATGTTCGCCGCTGATAAATTAGATACACCATTTACTGTAATATTTCCAGTCATAAACTTTCCAGAACAAGAAATAGTATGTTGTGAGGTTGTTGGATTAATTGTTTGACCAGCTAAGGAAGCTATATTTCCTGTAAGCATACTACCATTCACCCATGCCGTGTATCCACTTAAAATCTTTGCCGAAGATGCAGTAGCAGAAGTCTGACTCAATAAACTGTTAGCAGTGACTTTTCCCGATCCGTTATGATAACCTGTAGGAATGATGTAACTTTCACCAGTATTTAGCGTTTGGCTCACGGCGCCATGATTAACCATGCTTCCGGTTCTTTTGTTTTTAGGGTTTATATTATAGTAGCTCTTACCGATTAGAACTTGACTATCTGCTGCATCTCCTGTAAGTTCCAAGGTTCCGCTCACTACTTCATCATCAGAATCGCCTGTAATAGCCGTGTACCCTTTTAACACTTCAGTTCTAGTGGCGGTACACTCATCAGATCCGGCTCCAACGCCTCCGAACGCTGTAATAATCACTTTACCCATTTGCACTCACCCCTCTCAGATATATGTTAAAATCTTCCGTAGGCTTCTTTACTCCGCAATAGAACGTCACATACCCATCTTCTGTCTCCCCGTAAGTTACCATTCCAGTCATTTTTTTTTGAAGCTTTACAGCTGCAGCATCCAGATTTTTAGGTGTACAAGTGCTTAATACCGGATTGTCAGTTGCTTTCACCCCGGCCACCGCTACTCTTTGGCTGTAAGGAGCCGTATCGCTCCAGCCAGAAGCCGGGATACTTACCTCTATTAACTGTTCATGCTGTTCCTGAACCATCTTATTATAAAAAGTATTATTAAAAAGCTGTTCAATTTCAACCGCCATCTCCTGGCCATCCGCCAGCGTATCCCTGTCCCATTTACGAATTTCTGCTGTATATTCCGGCGGATTCTTTACATCACAAAATGCCATAGTAAACCTCCTTAAAAAATTTCATCCATATCATAGATCTGAGGAATATCTGCATCTTTTCCTTTACGCATAAAGGTTCGGTATGCAATTAAATCTCCTTCTGCATCAAACAATCCCATTTCTGATATCTCACTTCCGGTCAGTTCTCCTTTGTTAAGAGCAGCCGTATAGCGGCAGATTGTTTCCGTCTCATCGGTATAAACATGAGTTTCGATTTCCTTCTTCATCAATTCATTGTAGAGACCGATTTCATTTCCGGAAGCTGTTTTGGGCTTTCCATTCTCTTCTACTCCTCCATCGCCCCAGGCCATATGAGTAATAATTGGAAGTGTCATATCTCCAGCATGTGCTTTACAGAATTTTTTCCTTCCAGTTAGTGTGATAACTCCATTTGTTATATCTGCCATATTTATCATCCTTTCTATAGAACGGTTAGTCCTCCGTTTAATGATCTGGAATTATCAAGACTCCATTCTGAAGATAATTCATTTAATGTAGTAATCCTGATATTCCCTGTTTTTATTTCACTTTTAACTTCACTTTTTATTCTCAGTGCATTTTTTTCCTCAGATTTTACTTTAAAAAACCCAATCAGACGAAAACGTTCATCTCTGGATTGATCTACTGATACCGTATCCATAAACCTCATCCTGCCGTCTGGCAATATATCCTTTGGAATTCTAATTTGAAATTTTTGTACAACGGGATAGAAATCAATTCTTTCATCACTATTATATCCACTCAGTTTCTTATCAAATAGTTTCCAAAACCCATCCAGACTCAAATAAGGTGTATTTACCCGAGGATAAAAGCGGTTGCGAAACCGAATCGCATTGTCATAACTAATTTCACATGTAACAATAGAATTTATTATAAATTCTACATATTCAAGCCATGATCTGGCATTTTTATATAACTCTATCTGCCTCTTTATCTCTGATCCATATCCAGGCAGAATTTCGTGTTCCCCTACCTGCACCATTGCTTTGAAATAAAAAGGGGCTCCATCATACTGATACCATTCCTTAATTTCTCCCCCATCAAGCACTGCACTTAAAAATTCCTTGAGCACACCAGGAGTTCCCGATCTCATATACCAGGCGGTTGTCTGTACAATCAGCTCCTCTTTTAAAGACCTTGGCATAGTCTGTTCATAATACTGAGTATTAAGTTCCAATGCCAGAAGATCTAAAACAGCCTCCGGTACTTTTTTAATTTCTCCATATAAATGGCTTGCCTGAGAATACTCCTGTAATTTTTTCATCGCCTGGCTCACAGCATAACTGACCGCTTTCGTTTCAGGGGTAATCAGGTTATACGGCATAATGTCATTGATCTCACCATGATAAAAATCAATCATCCCGTCTTCCCCCATAAGTTAGTGTAATTTGATCTGGTACTGCCAGTGCGGAATCAGGTACTTCTGTAAATACTGGCTTTACAATATCAGCCATTTTTACTCCTGTACCCATAATGTAATATAGAAGCTGTGCCGGATTAATATCTCTCCCTACCTTTTTCTGCCACGTTATGTAATTATTGCAGGCAGTTGAAACCGCTTCCTTCATGGTTTCTTCCCTGTCTCTGTCTTCATTGCGGATATAATAGATCAACTCAATATCATATTTTACTTCCTCAGGTTTCTTCACAACTACATGATCTGTTAAGGGTCTGATATTACTATCTGATAAATAAGTTCCCAGATTATTTAAAAAAACATCGTCAGGAATCGTACCATCTGCCATGGTAACATAAATATCCACCTCTCCCGGAGAATCTGAAGTAATACGGCATTCTCCGATTGCTGGACTGAATGTTTTAACCCAATATTCGTATGCGCGCTCCGGACCAGCAGTGGAATAGCTGACTGGAGATAAATAAATTCTCTCTGCAAGTTCTTCATCATTTTCCCTGTCTGCACCTCCACTGGTCGTCACAATATTTGAAACTTTCATTGTATAAGGAGGCAAATCCGTTAACAATTTAATCTCTCCGGGCAGATAGCCGTTTCCTATAGTCCCGCTTTGTTCACACTCTGCTGGTATATCAGTGTATAGCTGCCCTGATTTTATTTCGCTTTTCTTTGTTGTTATAAAATATAAATCAGGCCCTTTTACTCTGGTTCCTTTTGGTATGACTACAGCCCGTTCAACTTTATCCGCCAATGTAAACCGTATCATCGTAAGCGCGGGAGCCGCTTCATTTCTTTTTACTTTTTTAAATGCTGCCAGATTGTCCAGAAACTCACCTGTACTGTATTTCAGCAATCCCATTTTTCCTGCCTTGTCTTCATATTGATACCCCTGATAAATTGCAACTGCACAGGAATACAGAATCAGACGATATGGATCGGCTAGTCCCAATGAAATATCTTCTCCGGTCAATTCTCTAAACTTCTCTTCATAATCATGGACCAATCTTTCCTGTAAGTCGGAGAAACTTGTATTTTCAATAAAGCTAACCTCTGGGTAATCAGAAAATCTGTTTTCCATTACATTTCCTCCTTTCCCGCAAAATATATGTGCGGAATAATAGTCCCCTCTTTATTCTCAAATGTGATATCTTTTATAGATATTCTTGGTTCATATTTTTCCACCTTACTGGTCACCTCCAGAAAAAACAGGCTTTCTGCTGCTTCCGGAACCTCATCGAGACAATCCCATGAGATTCCAAAATCTCTATCAGCCGGCTGAGTTCCAGTTCTTGTTCCCAGCAGAGCTTTTAAGTTTCTCTTTAATTCATCTTCCAGCCTGCCGGACAAACCAGATATTGATAATTCGTAATTTACCATTTTACTTACCTCACAAATATTCCTGTAAATTCAACGAAACGCTGGCCCGGTACAATTCTCCGCCTCTTAATACGACTTCCCAGGCTTCCGAACTTTTAGTAATAACCCAATTGTTTTTTCCGACCTTTTTTTTGCCGATTACAAGAGTATTTACTTCCCCTGTCTCAACCATTCGTTCCAGTACTCCCAAAAGATATCTTGGCTTCACACCCAAAGACGCATCTAATGTTATATCAAAACTTATGGTCTGCAGGTCAGGACCGTTGAATTCACTAAGAGGCTTCTGTCCAATCCGTTCCATAGTACTCCATGACGCAGATACTTCTCTCTTTAAATTCTGAAAAGTAAATACCCGGCTGTCATTGACTCGAAAACGCAGACTTCCTAATATACCAATCATTGCGACAGACTCCTTTCCAATCTTTCCAGTCTGGCTTTCAAATCCAGAATTTCAGTAAGACTAATTGCTCCCTTTTCTCCTTCCAGACTGATTTCCTGGGAATGCAATGTAAATGTTCCATTTTGAAGAGATTCATAACTGTTACTGTCAATCTCTTTTTTATAGTCCATTTTCCCGGGAGCCTTGCGTACTTCATTCCAGAATCCACCTAATACAACGCCTGAACTGGTATCATTAGAAAGATGAAGAACAATTACCTGATCATTTACTCTCGGAGGTTTGTACTCTCCCAGGAAATAAAACATTCCCAGCTCTGAAGTCGTACTGTCTCTATCCGGATAATAAACTCTGACCATTCCATTTTCCTGATTTACAGAAGAAATTCTCCCGACTCTGACTACATCATTCATATTTTCTCCTTTCATGGTATGATAAGAGACATACCAGGGTAGATAAAGTAACCGTTCCCCGAGTCCTTCTTCCCCCTCTTTACTGCTTCCGCTTCAATAAGATCTCTGTTTTTCTGATAAAGATCCTGACATTTACTCCCGCTTCCATAAAAATGCTTTGCAATACTCCATAAGCTGTCTCCTTTGACAACTGTGTAATTTCCATTAACAGTATTGTCTTTTGTTTGGGTTGTTTCATTTTTAGATTCCACTTCTGAATTTTCACTGTCTCTTGATATACAGCTGAGACTTACCTGCATGTCGTATGATTTACCAGATAAACTGTGAGATACCTTTTCAACAAAATATTTCCCGTCCAGATTACCAAATCCGGATAATTTAACATTGCAGGTTGCATATAAAGACATTTTGGGTGGAATCGTCAGCTTCATGGTTCTTTCTTTACGATTGGCATTTCTTAAAACGCTCTCTCCAATCCGTCTGGCATCTTCTTCACTGTCTGCTTTTTGATTGGTTTTATAAAGCCGTTCTTCCGTGCCAACCAGTATTTCAACCGTCTTCTCATTATTTGGATTTGCATAACTTACCTTGGCTCCGGTATAAGTACCCTGTATCGTGCTGTTGTATGTCCATTTTGATACCATATCCGGCACAATGGTAAGTACAGGGGATTTCTCAAAATACTGTTTTAGATCCCATATAACCAGCCGGTTGGAATATACCTTAATACCCAGACCGTATTTTTCACATAGGTTTTTTAAAAATTCACTGTCTGGCTGCTTGTCCTGTTCCGTTTTTGAAACAGCTATATCTTCACTGACTTCAAAAATCAGGTCTAACCCATATTTAGTAGCAATTTCATTGGCAATCAGACGAACCGTTGCATTTTCCCATGTCTTTGTGTTTTCTGATTCTTTAAATGAAGTGTCCACAGGAGCAGAGACTCCATTGATTGTGCAGGAAAAGGGAGGACAGGAGAAAGAGTAATCATCTACTAAAAAAGCTCCACAGATTACTGTCATCTTTTCTCCTTCATAGTTCCAATTATCAAGAATAATGGAAGGAGATATTTTATCACCCTTTTCCGGAAGCCAGGTTCGGCTCCATTTTAAATCACGGTCGCTTAAGGATATGGATATGGTGTCTGATTCATCCACTGAATCCTCATAAGAAAAGCTTTCTATGTAAGGAGATAAATTGTTCCATATATCAATTCCATTGTAAACAACGCTTAAATACTTTCTTCTTGGATTTCCCGTATGTCACCCCTCCTGTCGCATTTATTTGCTTTTAATTCTCCATTCCGGGACGCCATTCACTCTCCCTGCCGGAAGTACCGGTGTCTTTAAAGAGACTCCTGCCGGAAATACAAAATAGTTTAAACAGTTAAAATTATTACTCATCAGATAATCAAGATATTTTTCTTCGCCGTATACTTTTTTAGCTGCCAAATCCCAGGTATCACCCTGTTCTGTTACATACTGTTCTGTCATTTTTACCTCCTAAAACGCTACCCGGACTCTCTCTCTTTGAAGTTGTGAAGCCCATTCTTTAAATTGCTCATACGTCATTTGAACCGCACCTTGTGTTTCTTCTCTGGAAGCATTTTTTCCATTAATATAGATCGTTGGACTGAACACGGGAGCAAATGAGTTACCACCATTCATATCACTTGAATTGAATGAAGTCATACTCTCATAGATTTTTCCATAGTTATTTTCTTCATAGGCACCAATCAGCCGGCCTGTTTCCTGCCAAAGCATCCTTGATCGCTTTGAATTATTTATAGGAATTGCCATTTCTGGATATTCTTCCGCAAACCAGGATATTGTGGGGTGACTTATTAATCCGCCTTTTGCATTATTATCAAACTTCTTCTTATTTGGATTTTTTGCTTCATTACCAATATGATATATTTGATCAAGAAATGGATCTCCTGTAGATAGAACTTGCTGTGATGTTACTTCATTACCTGACGAATCTACAAATTTACCATATGCCATTGGTGCAGAAAAATTATATTTGATCTTTCCATTTACTTCTAATGTACCAAATTTATCGTTAGCAACTGTTACAGCATTGTTATACATTCTGCCTATTGCATCAGCTACAACTGGTCCGTTATTATCAATATAATTTGCTATTTCTTCAGGAATTTCAGCGCCCTTTTCTCTTGCTTTCTCAATTGCTTCTTTATAGCCAGGATTATCTGAAATATTAAATGCCATCATCTGCCAAATTGCTCTTTCATCTCCTGCCGCTGCGCCTATAAAGGAAGCATCTGATAATTGTTTTGCAACTTTCTCCGGAACTGATTCGCCTCGTTGCACATATCCCTGGACTTTAGCCTGTAAATCATTGTAGTCAGATTCCATATCAGCCCAGAGTGCAGATAAATTTTTTCTGGTTCTTTTATCCAGATTATTAAAGCCCATGTTTTTCCATAATACATCTGGGTCAAATGACAATACAGCATTATCTGTATTGCTAATATCAGCCATTGCATTATCTAATCCTGTTTTCACATTGGGAATAATACTCCTAAATTCATCCTGATAAATATCAGCTACAGATGTGGCTGAGAAACCGATCCGATTTCCCTCATACTCCATCTCTTGCAA